AATTACAGGGGCGAGTTGGTGGCGATCCATGATTGACAATGCACCGATTGACACAGGTGGGTCGAGAGTCACGCCAGACGGCGACGAATGGCTCAGTATGGCGAGGGACGCATTCACGCAGTCGACGGATTGGTTCGACGCATCGCTACGCCAAACCATCGAAAAATCACAAGCGCACTTTGCAAATCGGCACGGGTTAGGGTCTAAGTATTTCGCTGACTCGTACAAATACCGCTCAAAAGGGTTCCGTCCTAAAACTCGGGCAACTATCCGTAGGAATGAAGCAGCGGCTGCAGTAGCGTTTTTCTCGACGCAGGATATGGTGTCAATCGAAGCCGAGAATCAGGACGATAACGCGCAAGCATTGTCAGCAGCGGTTCTAAGCGAGATCGTCAATTACCGGCTGGACGACTCTATCCCGTGGTTTCAAACGCTGGTGGGCGCGTATCAAAACGCGATGGTGACTGGTATTGTCGTATCGCATCAGTCGTGGGAGTTCGCAGAGGAAATGGTCGATGGTGAGCCGGTCATGCCTCGGACGATTACCGATAAGCCAAGAATTGATCTTGTCGCAATCGAGAACTTCCGCATAGCCCCGGCTTCCGATTGGGTTGACCCGATTGGTACAAGCCCATTCGTCATTGAAATGATCCCGATGTTTATCGGGGCGATCAAAGAAAAGATGGCGTCTGGTAAGTGGATTGAGTACGCTAGTGGGGAGATTCAGACCGCAGCACAGAGTCAGTATGACAGTATCCGCGTAGCTAGGGATGGTCGGAAAAGACAAGATTCGGTCGAGGTGACATACGCTACGTCTGACTTTGATACGGTTTTCGTGCACAGAAACATCATTCGCAAAGACGGCAAGGATGTGATTTTCTATACCCTCGGGACTTTCTTGCGGCTGACTGAGCCGAAGTTGCTGACCGAGGAATACCCACACCTACGCACAGGCGAGCGCCCCTACGTCATGGGGTCGTGCATGATCGAGACTCATAAGACTTTTCCTGCCGGGATAGCAGAGCTAACATTCCAGTTACAAGAAGAGGCCAACGACATAAATAATCAGCGCAGGGATAATGTGTCGCTGGTTATGAACAAACGCTATTTCGCGCGAAGGACAGCGAATGTCGATTACAAGAGCCTGACTCGCAACGTACCTGGGTCGGTCACACTGGTCGACGACATCAATGCCGATATACGATGGGATTCCCCCCCGGACGTGACAGGATCGAGCTATCAGGAGCAGGATAGGGTCAGCTTGGACTACGACGAGCTTGCCGGAACATTTAGTCCAGGATCAGTGCAGAGCAACAGGCAGACAGGCGAGACCGTTGGCGGTATGCAAATGCTCGCCAACGACTCAAACATGCTAACCGAGTACCAGCTAAGGGTATTCGCTGAAACGTGGGTCGAGCCTGTACTAAAACAACTGGTGAGACTTGAGCAAGCCAATGAGACCGACGAAATAGTGCTAGCCATTGCTGGCAGCAGATCCAACTCGCTGCAAAAGTTCGGGGTCGATGCGGTCACGGATCAAATGCTCCAAGGTACGGTCACGGTCAATGTAAATGTCGGGTTTGGTGCTACGAACCCACAAAAGCGCATTGAAAAACTGGTCATGGGATTGCAGGCGATTGCCGGGTTTGCCCCGCAAGTCATGCAAGGGTTGGACGCTAAGGAGGCCGTGTTTGAAGTATTCGGCGCACTTGGATACAAATCTGCAGCGAGGTTCTTCCCGACGCTTGGCGACGAGCAGCAACAGCCTCAGCCAGCTCCACCTGATCCGCGTATTGAGGTGGCCAAGATAAGAGCAAAGACCGAAGAGGATCAGATATTGGCGAACACGCAGATACGCATGCAGGAGATTCAAATTGATGACGCGAATAAAGATGAAGACAGGGCGCTCAAAGACCGGGAGATACAGGGCAGGCAGGCGACCGAGATAGATAAACTAAAAGCACAGCTTGCAATAAAAACAATGGAACTGCGTACACAGCAAAGCGAGAATCAATTAGCGCGAGCACAGCAGGACGATCATGTTGTTTCTGGTCACATGATGCACAACGAGGACGGTCGCAGGGCCGACGCGCAGGAACAGATAGCCAGAACGAGCATTGAACCAGCGGGACGCGCCACGCCAGGCAATGCGTTTGCACTATGATCGACGAAGAAGACGAATTACTTCAAATTGCAAAACTCGGCATAGAGGCAGAGGCTTTCGTGCGCTCGCCGCTAGGCAAGTACCTCATGCTGAAAGCAAACGCAGAAATTTCTGCGGCCATGGATGATTTGGTGAGCGCAGACCCGGCGGATGTGAAGCTGAACACAGAAATTCGTGTGCATATTCACACGGCAAAAATGTTTATCATCTGGGTCAATGAAGCAGCAAATATAGGCCGACAAGCCCATAACCAACTTCGGTCTTTAGAAGAGTAGCAGCCTGCCCATCAAGGGCGTTTTAATGAGCCTATCCCAATGGGACGGCGAGGAGTCAATATGCCAAAAGCAGCGACAGTTGTAGAAAACGAGGAAATACCAAGAGTCGAGATGGTCGAAAGCAAAGACATTATCGGCACTGATGATGCTGAAGTGGCTCCGAACCCAGAAGATCCGAGGGCAGCAATTTACGCCAAACGCGACGAGCAGCTAAGACAACAGGCCGGCGAAGAAGAAAAGCTGGAAGCGAAAGAAAAGCCGGAAACGAAAGAAAAGCCGGTTGACGAAGAAATTACAGTCGTCGTTAACGGCAGAGAAAAGTTGGTAGCAAAATCAAGAATTGACGCTGCTGGCGGTGTTGCTGCATACCAGCAGCGAGCAGCGGCGTCAGAAATGCTCAATCAGGCCAGCGCTGATACAAGGCGGTTGCGCGAGCATGAATTGCATATCCAGGAACGCGAAAAGCAAGTAAGTTTGCGCGAAAATGCAATAATACAGACGAGAAATGCTGAGGAGCTATCCACACCGGACGCTCTGAAAGAGATGGTCAGCGAGTATCACAATGCGATTTTGAACGGTGAAGTGGAACAAGCTGGAAGCATGCTGATCAAAATTCAAACCACGCAAAGCGCTATGGTTGTGAATAAGGATGAGATCGCATCCAACGCAGTTCGACAAGCCCGTGCAGAGATGGATCGTGATAGGGATAAATCAGTACAACGAAGATTCGAGGCTGAACGACAGGAGGCTAATCTTGATTTTGAGGAGCGGTTCCCTGACGTGGCTGATGACGCGAAACTTCGTAGTATGGCGAACCATGAAACTATCGTCATTCAAGCTGCCCATCCAGATTGGTCACCAAAGGCAATCATCACCGAAGCAGCGCAGTCAGTACGCAAATGGATTACGGAACGCACAGCTATTTCGTCATCCGAGGCAAAGCTGAACTTGAAGCGCGCCACTAGCAATATCAGAGGTGGATCGGCAGTAGCGGCCACACGGTCAATACCGCCGCCACAAACTAAAAGCAACTACGTCGAGCAGCTTCGCAAACAGCGAGGACTCGAATAAAGGAGATTTATTATGGCTGGACAAGTGTGGAACACAAACGCGGCTGGCGGATTTATGTACGCCGACCAACTTTCAACTGTACTACGCAATGCGCTGCAACCGATTAGTCGGTTTCAACAGCATTGCGATGCGGAGGATTTTACCGATAAGGGTTACAACAAGGGCGACGCATACCGATGGAATATCTATTCTGATATTGGCACACAAGGGGGGCGATTGACTGAAACCGCTGTCATGCCAGAGACTAGCTTCACGATCACACAAGGGTCTGGTGTGGTGTATGAATTTGGCAACTCAGTTCCATTTTCGCAGCTTTTGGACGACTTGAGCGCGCAGCCGGTGAAGCAACTCATTCACAAGGCGCTGAAGAACGACGCCAACAAGGCATTGGAAGCCGAGGCCAGAGCGCAGTTTGCTTTGACCCCGCTAGTGGTGACGCCATCATCGGGGACTAGTACGACTGCGATCACGTTGGAAACAGGCGGTGTCGCAACGGCGACGAATGATGTGGCTATGAACAACGTCCACGTCAAGTTGATCTCCGATCAAATGAAGGAGCGCAACATCCCAACGTATTCTGACGGCAACTATCGCTGTATCGCTCGCCCGAGCACTTTGAGGCAGGTGAAAAACGACCTGGAAACGCTGCATTCCTATACCGCCGAAGGTTTCAGCATGGTACTGAATGGGGAGGTTGGCCGGTCTTATGAGGGCATCCGATTCTTCGAGCAGACCACCATTGCGTCTAGGGCGTGGGCGAATAGCAAGTCGGACGAAGCATTTTTCTACGGTGAGGATACTGTCATCGAAGCCATCGTATGCCCGCCAGAAATTCGCGGCAAGTTGCCGGGCGATTACGGACGGGATAAAGGTGTTGCGTGGTTCGCGCTCGAAGGTTTCGCTTTGGTGCATACCGTTGCAGCTCAGGCACGCATCGTCGAATGGTCTAGCGCCGCTTAGTTGTATTTTGCCCATTGGGTAAATCCCCGATGGGTAAATCCACTTAAATCAAGAAAGGAACAGAATCATGTCATACAGTATTCCACAAACGATCACTTACTCGATCCCGGCTATTACTCTTCAGGCTTCGACGGCAACCTATGCCATTCGCGGCCCAAAAGGTAAGCAGGGGCGTGTAAGTGATGTACTCGTTCGCTGCACGACCACTGTCGTTGTCGGAGTTTCGATTAAAGGCGCACTGAAAATCGGGAATGGAACGACCGCCGACTTGTACGGCGTTGTCGCACCTGATGCAATGACGGCCCCTAGTGCTGGTGCACAGAGCGATCTGGACGCCGGGACGACAGTTAGCACTACCGTCATTGCTGCCGATACGGTCGTGCTGTGTGCTACCGTCGCAGCTACCGGCGCGTCAAACGCTGGCGTTGTCACATACGACGTTGTTATCAACTGGTTCTAAAAGGAGAAACATGATGGGCGACTACAAAATGGAAGGAAAGGCTAGTACCTACGAAAAGGGTCTGTCTTATGAGCAGAAATTTTCAGCCAAGGAGCCATTGCGCGGGGAAACCAGCGTGGCGACTCAGCGGCCTGTGCACAAAACCACGACCATGAAAACTGATCGCGGCACGTTCAAAGTGCCTGGTTAAAACTAACGGGAGGCTTCGGTCTCCCGTTTTTCATTGGAGAATACGCATGAGATTTGAGACAATTCCCATGATGGAAAAAGACACAAAGTTCACCCACGACAAGAATTACCGCTTGTTCGGAAACAGGCCGGTGGTGCCTGTGGTGGCCGATCAACATAACGCGCCGCGCAATGTTGAAACCAATTTCGAGGCAGGGCTTAATTACAGGGCTCCACTATGAGCGATGACCTGAACGAACTTCACTGGCACACGCTGAAAAAGCGCGTAGAAGATGCTGGGGGGACATACCAAAGCAAAGACCAAGCGATTGCCTTTCTTTCAGAGAAGTTGGGTTCCGCACCGGCCAGCCCAGTAGCGTCAGGCCGCCTTGATAAATCACGCGGCTACGGCCAAGTGTTTGGCGAGGTCGAAGGTTTTAGCGGGGCCGTGTTTTCGCAGGACGGCGCTTACTTCAAATCATCTGGCGACCGCCTGAGCTAGATCGTGGCGAAATCCACATTCCTCGAGTTATGCAAAGCAGCTCGTAGAGCTTGCGCAATCGCCGGTACTGGCCCGGCGACCGTGACCGGGCAGACTGGCGAGTACGAAAAGCTGATCGAGTGGGTCGTACTGTCGGATCAGGAGCTGCAAAGCCGATGGTTTGACTGGGACTTTCTGCATGTATCGACATGGTCAACCAATACGATTGCAGGCGTGGCTGAGGTCATAGCCCCTACTGACATTGGGACGTGGGATGAGGAATCGTTTTACCTCAACTACACGCTGTCAACACACCAAAAACTCCCCGTTATGCTGTACAAGGACTGGCGCAGTAACCTACGCCAAGGCGCACAAACCAACGCAAAGCCGAACGATATAGTCATCAAGCCAGACCTATCCCTAGTGCTGCACAAACCACCAGATGCGATCTACTCGTTAAGCGCTGATTACTGGAAGCGCCCCGCTAAGTTGGTGAATAATACCGACACTTCACCAATTCCCGAGGAATACGAGCGCATCATCATTAGCCGTACCAAAATGATGTACGCGGAGGACGGTGGATCAGGGGTCTTGTTGAATGCCGCGTCGATAGAATACGATGACCTACTGGACAAGTTGGAGGCTAAATACCGTGGCGACCAGAAGGCACGACGCATGACCACTGAGCAAATCGTAGTTCGCATCAATTAGCCCATGAGAGCGGTTCCAGTAAAGCGGCAGCACGTCCAACGTGTTGAGTCAACGCAAAGTGATTACACGCGGCTATCAGGTGGTATTGACCAAGTTTCGCCGCCAATCACTATCCCCCCAGGTGCGGCACTGTCGGCGCACAACTACGAGTCGGGTACGCTGGGGAGTTATCAGCGGATAGACGGGTTTGAACATTACAGCGGTAAGACTTCTCCCTCAGCCGGGACGTACCTGTATTGCGCTGTCACAGCCATAGGGACGACTGCGGTAGGCGACACCATCACCGGGGCCACTAGTGGCGCTACGGGCAAGGTTGTTGCGGTCAGCGCGGGAGTTATAGCGATAACGAAGGTGACGGGTACGTTCAATTCATCTTCTGAAAACTTCACCGTCAGCGCTGTAGTTCAAGGCGCGATGACTTCGATCCCTTTGGCCCGTGGCTATCCAACAGGGTTAGAAGATGCGACTACTCTAAACTTGGTCGCAGACGAATACCGGGCAGATATAGCGGCACCGACCGGGACAGGTTCGATTCGTGGGCTTGCGTTATTGCGTGGCGTCCTGTACTCGTTTGTCGATAAAGACGCTACGAACGGATTCATCTACAAGGCCACAGCAAGCGGCTGGTCGGTAATTCCGATGTACTACACACTCTCGTTCACCGGGGGGAATCTTGCCATAGCTGACGGCGTTACAGTGACCCAACTTGTCACTGGGGCTACAGGTGTAGTGAAACGCCATGTGCTTGACTCTGGGTCTTACGACGGCGGCTCTGCGGTGGGTAGATTCATTCTCACCACGATTGCCGGTACTTTCGACGCTACCAACGCAATCCAAACGAGTGGAGTTACCCGCGCTACAGCTTCAAGTTTATTGACTCAGATCGCCATATTGAAAGGGGGACGGTACGAGGTAGTTCAATATAACTTCGCCGGCTCAACTGACACTATCAGGATGTACGGGTGTGACGGGGTAAATAAAGCCTTTGAGTTCGATGGTGACGTGTACATCCCGATCAACACCGGCATGACGACTGACACGCCTCTGCATATTGCGGCGCATAAGCAAATGCTGCACCTGACGTTCATATCATCACTGCAAAGCTCAACGATCAACTATCCGTTTCAGTGGTCAGCCGTGACTGGCGCGAATGAAATAGGCATGGGCGATGATATTAGCGGGATGCTGACCCAGCCTGGGGATGTGCTTGCGATAGCCACACGGAACAGCACCAAGCAGTTGCAAGGATCGTCTGTCCAGACTTTCTTTTTAGCAGAGCTTGCGCCGGAAGTAGGGGCGATCCCTTACTCGATGCAAAACTTGGGTGTAGCGTACTGGGTCGACGACCGTGGCGTTATCAGGATTGACCGCACACAGGCATACGGAAACTTCGACAACGCTACCGTGAGCCGTAAAGTTCAACCGCTGATAGACGCTATGCGCAAGGTGTTGATTGCTTCGACAGTGTACAAATCGAGAAATCAAGTTCGATTCTACGGCACCGACGGCACGGGCATTATTATGACGGTAGTGGACGGCAGGAACGGATCGGAGCACCATTTCACGAGCTTCACCTATCCGGTTAACGTTAGCTGCGCTGTGTCGGGGGAAGACTCCACAGGGAAGGACGTTATCTTCTTTGGGGCGACGGACGGTAAGGTCTACCAAGCCGACCGAGGGAGTAGTTTTAATGGTGCGGAAATAGAAAGTTTTGTCCGATTACCTTTCAACCATTCAAAATCGCCAAGCACAATCAAGCGGTATAGGAAGTGCATCTTGGAAGCGACGGCAGTAGGGTATTCGGTCATCCGCATGCACCCAGATATGTCCTATGGCGATCCAGGTATAGCTCAACATCTAGTCCAAAGCACGGCGATTCAAGGGCTTGGCGGTATTTTCGACGTGAGCTACTACGAGGCCGCTTACTATGATAGTCGCACCATCTCGTCGCCGGAGATTCAGATAGATGGAAGTGGTACGAACATAGGCATCACGCTTTATAGCAAGAGCGATATAGACCTAGGGCATACTCTCTCAGGGGTCACTATTCACTACACGCCTCGTCGATTGCAACGATAAAGGAGAGCTAAAATTTCTACCTTCAACAGCCCCACCGATCCGGCAGCGGCAACGCTGATAAAAGCAGCGCACATAAACGACCTTGATGCTGCTGTCGTCAATGCTTTCGCCCTGTTGCCGACTGAGCAGAATCTAACCCGTGGCACCACGAGTTACGCCGTTGATACTGGCACGGCCAACGCATACTTGGTAGCTCTGCCTCATACTCCAAGCAGTTATGTGGACGGTCTGCGAGTCACCTTCCGGGCACTGAACACCAACACCGGGGCATCGACGATCAACGTCAGCAGTCTTGGGGTGAAGTCGATACGGCTGACAAGCGGGGCAGCATTGGCTGCTGGCGACATCACAGCCGGGTCGCCTCTGGACATCATCTACAGCACGTCGACTGGATTCTTCCATGTTGGGCCAAACTCAAGCGCATCAGCAACAGCCGCAGCGACTTCCGCAACTAACGCAGCGACTTCTGCGACTAATGCGGCGACGTCTGCGACTAATGCGGCATCGAGCGCTTCTACTGCAAGCACTCAAGCGACCAATTCATCTACTAGCGCGACCAATTCTGCTGCCAGCGCGACCACTGCAACCAACTACGCGATAAAAGTAGATGACTACGCATCTGGAACGGACAACAGTTCTAAATCTTGGGCGATAGGCGGAACAGGAAACGGCGAGCCAACAGACGGCAACGCGAAGTTGTGGGCGACCAAAGACACGACAGCCGTTTCAGGGTCTAGTTATTCCGCTAAAGAGATGGCTACCGGGGACGCGACTGCTTCGGGGGGATCAGCGAAGGCGTGGGCGGTAGATGCATCAAGCCCGAACGGTACGTCAGAAAAGAGCGCAAAGACACTTGCAGCCGAAGCTGCTGCTAGCGCTTCTGCTGCATCGGCGCTAGCCAACTCTACTAGCACGACATCCTTAGTTATTGCTACAGGTGCGAAAGCATTCACCACTCAAGCATCAAAACAATATGCCGCTGGTCAATTCGTTCTAGCTGTAAGCGCAGCAGATTCAGCGAACTACATGCACGGGCAAATAACCAGCTACAGCGGGACATCGCTGGTGGCGGAAATATCGAACATTGGCGGATCAGGTACGCTGACGGATTGGAATATATCAGTCAGCGGGTCTCGTGGGGCAGTCGGGGCAGGGGTGGGAACAGTAACCTCGGTGTCAGTCGCCACAGCAAACGGTATTTCCGGCACGGTCGCTGACTCCACGTCAACACCAGCGATTACGATTATTGTCGGGGCTATTTCGCTCACATCTGCAACAGGGCTACCGACTGCCGGAATGGTCGATAGCGCCGTTACCTACGCCAAGGTTCAGGACGTGGCCGCATCCAGTCTACTCGGGCGAGCAACTGCGAGTAGCGGCGTGACCGAGGAAATTACG